GATCACCCAAACTATCAGTTTGTTGCTGCACGTCTTCTTCTCTTTTCCGTGAGGAAGTCTTTGTATGGAATGATTCGTGACTTTCCTCATCTTGAGAAGCACATCATGAACTGTACGAGTAAAGATGTATATGATAAAGATATTTTCCTTAAATATTCTAAGGAGGAGATTGATAAAGCTAATTCCTTTATTGATCATCACCGTGACTACCTATTCACTTATGCAGGTCTACGTCAGGTCGTTGACAAGTACCTTGTGCAGGATCGAAGCAGTGGAAAAGTATATGAAACCCCACAGTTCATGTACATTATGATTGCTCTGACAATCTTTGCAGAGTATCCAAAAGAAACCAGAATGTCATATGTCAAGAGGTATTATGACGCAATCTCAAAGCACAAAATCAACATCCCCACTCCCATCATGGCAGGAGTGCGAACGCCACTGCGACAATTTGCTAGTTGTGTTCTTGTTGATGTTGATGACTCCCTCGATTCTATCTTTAGCTCTGATATGGCTATTGGTAGATACGTTGCACAGAGGGCGGGAATCGGCATCAACGCTGGTAGGATCCGTGGCATCAACGCTAAAATCCGAGGGGGAGAAGTTCAACACACAGGTGTTGTACCATTTCTCAAGAAGTTTGAAGCAACTGTCCGATGCTGCACGCAAAATGGCATACGAGGTGGATCCGCGACAGTCCACTTCCCAATCTGGCACCAAGAAATAGAAGATATTATTGTTCTGAAGAATAACAAGGGAACCGAAGATAATCGTGTTCGTAAACTAGACTACTCAATCCAAATCAGCAAACTTTTCTATGAACGTTTCATCCAAGATAAAGAGATCTCCCTCTTCTCTCCACACGACGTTCCTGGTTTGTATGATGCTTTTGGCACTGATGGATTTGATGCACTATACAATGATTACGAACGAAATCAATCTGTTCCAAGAAAAACTGTCAGGGCTCAAGAACTCATTCTGGATATTCTGAAGGAACGTGCAGAAACTGGTCGTTTGTATCTGATGAACATTGATCATTGTAATAGTCACTCTTCCTTTAAGGATAAAGTTAATATGAGTAACCTATGTGTTGCTGGTGATACAAAGATTAAAGTAAGAATTACTACTGCTAAAGAAGTTGTTGGTAATACAACTAATACATACCGTCTCCCTCCCCTTGAAATTGAAATCCAACAACTTCAAGAATTTATTGAAGAAGGTTTGTCTTTGGATTGTGTAGAAGTCCTTTCTCGTGATGTTGACACTGCTAATCAAGAGATTGATTATCATAAAATCACAGCATTTGCTCAAACATCACCAAAAGCAAAAGTAATGAAAATTACTGATGAAGAAAGTGGTAAGAGTATAGTTGTCACCCCAGATCATAAAGTGTACACAAAAAATCGTGGGTATGTTATGGCAAAACATCTTAAAGAAACTGACATTCTAAATATTATTTGACTTATAGGAAGTGTAATTTCTATACTTTATAAATATTTGCGAGATTGCACTTCCTACAATGAAAACGTATATTGTTTATAAGATTACTAATAAAAAAAATGGAAAATCTTACATAGGAAAAACTGAATATTCTTTAGAGCACCGTTGGAATCGTCATTTATCATCGGCAAAAAATGGGTCTAAATTTAGATTTCACTCTGCAATTAGAAAATATGGTGAAGATTGTTGGGATTTATCGGTAATTGAAACTTATCAAACCGAAGATGAAAACTTTATCAATGAAAAGGAATCACATTTTATAAAACTTTTTGAGAGTGATACTAAAAAAGGTTATAATGCCACTTCAGGTGGAACTGGTGGATGGATGCTTCCTAGATGCTCACCGAAAGTTCAGAAAGAATGGAGAAACAATATTTCTATAAGAACTGCTGGTTATAATAATCCAAACTATTCTGGACTTACTGACGAACAACTTATAGAAATTGGATTAAAGTTTGCCAAAAAATATGGATTTATTGGTGGTAGAAAAAGAATAGTTGAGTTTGCTCTTAATGAATTGAATATAAAGTTCCCAAAACATTTTTCTAAAAATAGATTTGAGGGAGACCACAAAAATTTTTATAGATGTATTGAAGAACAAACTGGATTAGTGTATAATCCTTATTATAGAGACGAAACACAAAGAAAACTTGCTAAACAACTTTTAGAACAAAACAGGAGAAAAAAATGTTAAAGATTGAATATCTTGAAGAAGAAATTCCAGTTTATGATATTACTGTAGAAGGAACCCATAATTTCTTCGCAAATGATATTCTAGTTCATAATTGCCAAGAGATTACTTTGCCAACTGATCCTATTCAACATATTGATGATGATATGGGAGAGATTGCACTTTGTATTCTTTCTGCTATTAATGTTGGTAAGGTTAAGTCTGACGAAGAACTTGAAGAACTTTGTGATCTTTCTGTTCGTGGTCTCGAAGAACTCATCGACTATCAGAAGTACCCTGTAAAGGCAGCAGAACGCGCTACAAAGGCGCGTAGATCCCTTGGAGTAGGTTTTATTGGTTTGGCGCACTATTTGGCAAAACTTGGATTCAACTATGATTCTCAAGAAGCCTGGGATGCTGTGAATGGTCTTTCCGAGTCATTCCAATATTATCTTTTGAAAGCATCCAATGAGATTGCTAAGGAGAAAGGTTGGTGTACTGATTTTGGTCGCACAAAGTATGCTGATGGTATTCTTCCCATTGATACATACAAGAAGGATGTAGACGAAATTTCAGACATCAAACTGCAACATGATTGGGAAGGTCTTAGAGCATCTATCTTGGAGCACGGACTCCGACACAGCACACTGTCCGCACAGATGCCATCGGAGAGCAGTTCCGTTGTGTCAAACGCAACCAATGGAATCGAACCACCAAGAGATTACTTGTCCGTTAAGAAATCAAAGAAGGGAACCCTCAAGCAGATTGTTCCACAATATCAAACTCTTAAACACAATTATACTTTACTGTGGGATATGGAGTCCAATCGTGGTTATATTAATATTGTTGCTATGATGCAAAAGTATTTTGACCAGGCAATTAGTGGAAACTGGAGTTATAATCCAGAGAACTATCCAGACAATGAAGTTCCTGTATCTGTAATGGCACAAGATCTTCTTACTTGTTGGAAATTTGGATGGAAAACAGCGTATTATCAAAACACTTATGATGGTAAGAAGGATGATGAGGACTTTGAAAAAGTGGAACTTAAAAATTTAATAAATGATATTATGGAGTCCGAAGAGGACGATTGTGAAAGCTGTAAAATTTAATCAGGAGACATATGCAGTACGATTTTGTAACATCCAAAGATAAGAATGAAATGAATGGGATTACGGTTTTCAATACAGAACAAGTGAATACTAAAAAGCAACCTATGTTTTTTGGTAAACCTTTGGGGGTTCAAAGATACGACTCATACAAATATCCAGTCTTCGATAAACTCACAACACAACAACTAGGATACTTCTGGAGACCTGAGGAGGTCTCCCTCCAGAAGGATCGTGGTGATTATCATATGCTTCGCCCTGAACAAAAGCACATCTATACTTCTAATTTGAAGTATCAGATCATGCTTGACTCGGTTCAGGGTCGCGGTCCGGGTATGGCATTCATTCCATATTGCTCACTTCCCGAACTGGAAGCGTGTATGGAAGTGTGGGGATTCATGGAAATGATTCATAGTCGCTCTTACACATACATTATTAAAAATGTTTATTCTGACCCTTCGGTGGTATTTGATACTATCATTGGCGACGAGCGCATTCTAGAGCGTGCTGAGAGCGTTACAGAGTCCTATAATGACTTTATTAACTCTGCTCATTTTTATGGTGTTTCTGACCAATGGAAACATCGCCTTGAGGGTGTTGAATATGCAAAAGATTCCCTAAAAGAAGTTAAGCGTAAACTCTATCGTGCGATTGCAAATGTGAATATTCTTGAGGGTATTCGCTTCTATGTTTCCTTTGCTTGTTCTTTCGCTTTTGGTGAACTGAAACTTATGGAAGGTTCTGCTAAGATTATCTCTTTGATTGCCCGTGATGAGAATCAGCATCTTGCTATTACTCAAAACATTCTGAACAAGTGGCGCGATGGTGATGATCCTGAGATGAAGCAGATTGCTAAGGAAGAAGAAGAGTGGGTCTATGCTATGTTTGACCGCGCCGTAAATGAAGAGAAGAAGTGGGCAGACTATCTATTCAAAGATGGTTCTATGATTGGTTTGAATGATAAACTTCTCCAACAGTACGTTGAGTGGATTGCTAATCGCCGTATTAAAGCAATTGGTCTGAAACCTCAGTATGATATTGCTGCTAATAACAACCCTCTTCCTTGGACTCAAAACTGGATTTCTTCTAAAGGACTTCAGGTCGCACCACAAGAAACAGAAGTAGAGAGTTACATTGTTGGGGGTATCAAGCAAGATGTCAAAGCAAACACATTCTCAGGATTTCAACTGTAAAGGAAATTGCAAATGTAACTGCATTACTATTGAAGATTCTTTAGAAATGTATAGAAAAGCAGCAGAGTATGATGACTATTTGTTTGGAGATTATGACTATTGTAAAGAATGGGTAGGTATAACTACTCTGGATGTATAGATAGAGGAGCGTTATAACTCCTCTTTTTTCTAATGATTGGTCTCACAGATATCTTCACACTCAAATCAAGACTTGATAAATTAAAGCATCATATAGACAGAGAGAATGCAACTCCACATGAGAAAGAACTTGCTCATAAATATCTGAGCAAAGCTATTGACTATGTGAATGAGTTGCAGTTATACTACTGATGAAATCTATGATAATCCCTGGATTTATAATGGCGAAGTTTTTACTTCTGGTGATATTGGGGACTACTTTGGGTTTGTTTATCTCATTACCAATCAGTCACAATAATCCAAAAACTATAATAGAACTAATTAACAATAAAGATTAGTCCTTCCTTTAATTGTTTCTTATATTTTTGGTGTCCTATTTTCTTTTCTTTTAGATAAGATACAACACTTTCCCAAGTATTTTCTCCATCACTCACTCTTACATTTTTTGATGTTGTGAGTGCTTTTTTATGTTCTTCAGTAAGTTTTTTTCCATACATAGGATTTCCTTCACCTTTATACATTTTACTAAACTTTTCACGGACTTCTGGTTTATATACTGGATTGTATGATTTGTCTTTCATCTTTTCACTTCTCATATCGCAGAACTTATCGTTTCTCATAACGACTTCATAAATTCCTGCCCTTTCACTTACAAAAAATCTTCCTTCAATATTTGTATTATAATAATCATCAGTCATTAGAACATCTCTTTTAAATTGTTCCATAGTTTCATAATAAGACATTGATTTTTTATGAGGACATAGGTAGAGTATTTCTCTCAAAAACTTATCTTCACCAAGAAGTTTTACATCTTCATTTAATTCATCACAAGATCCAAAATATTTTTTCCAATCACTTTCTTTTGTTTTTCTTCTACCAGTCTTTTTATCTTTTCTCCTTGTCCAAAAAGATTTTTTACCAACATATTTTCTATCATTTGTTAGATTTGTTATGAGATAAACAAATCCTTCAATTCCTTTAGGAGCCTCTATGAATTCGTTTTCGTTATATCTCCAAGACATAAAAATACTTTCTACCATAAAAATATTTATAGTGAAAGTATTTTTGACTCATATCAATAACTTTATTATAAATAGTTTGACAGACTTTTGGAAAGAAGATGAGGACATTCCAAGAATTTATGGATGAATGTTATTGTATTCAGGAAACATCACTGAATAGAATTCGTTCTAAATCAGAGAAAGGTGGAATGGCTATCCTGTCTGGACAGAGAGGAGATAAGTCTTCCAAAGAAAATAAAGAAAGAAGCAAGAGAACTGAAAGAAGGATTCGTGGTGCTGGACTTCCTGGGCCAACAAAAGTTTCTGGAAGATACACAGAGAATCCTGGAACTCCACAAGAGAAAAAGGTGGGAGAGAAGTCCCATGTAGTTTCTTCTGGTAAGATGGGTAAGAGGAAGTTCAAGAAGACAGTTGAAAAATTGGGCACAGAGGCTGGACTTAAGCACAAAAAGAATGTAAAATCGGGTTCAAGCAAAGATGATCAGGACTCAGTTTTAATCCAACGCAAGAAAGGTGGATCTGCTACACTCAAAGGAACTTCCAAAACATCTTGGCCAGGTAAGGGTAAGAATGTTAAAGTAGGGAAGATGAAACCAGGACGCACTGGTGAATTTGATACCAAAGTGAAAAACAAAACATTTACTTATGAAGAAGACTAAGTTTCCATTTCAGCATATTGTTTTAGAAGACAAGAAAGAAGTCTGGGTTCTTTGTGATAGTGCTATTACTGCTATGGGGATTGGTTCTATTGTTAAACAGTTTTATCCTGGATATACTCCTCACATTGCTTCTAAAGATTATTTCTCAGAACTATCTAAACCTTGAAAAATTACTATGAGCCTCTTTCGAAACTTAAAAAAGATTTGGAAAATTATGGAAAGGGGGTATTCAGACGGACTATCCTCTCCCTCCACAAAACAAAAGGAAAAACCAATTTTGAAGAAACCAGACAACTCTTTGTCAACGGAGTCCTCACAGAAAGCCTTGACACAGGAGAACCAGCGTTCTATAATAGCAACATCCTCAACAGATACTTCCGAAAGGATTACTATGAATTCACAAATTGAACCTGTAAAACAGGTCTTAGATTGGTCCATAGATAGAATCCATTATCTTTCAGATATTCCTGATATGGAAAGACAATTTGATGCAGTAGCAATTGCAGAAGAATTTGGAGAATGGATCAACCCAGAGAATGGGCAAATAGAAGTTGAATATCTATCTATGGAAGATCCTGACTTTGGTGAGCAAGAAATTGACACACTATAAATAAAATCTGTAATTAATTTTTACATAAAATGACTGAACAACAAGAACACCTTACTAACCTTTTGAATCAGCGACAACAACTTGCTACTGAGATCGAAAAACTTCAGGGACAATCTTCATCCGCAAGAGAAACTTTCTTTAAAGTTCAAGGTGCCATTGAGTATCTTGCACAGATTGGTGTAACTCTTCCAGAACCAGAAGTCACCGAAGAGACCCAAGAAGCACCTGCTGAAGAAACTGCAGCAGAGTGATTTGACAGACATCACTAATCCTGCTATGATTGTCTTATGAGCAGCGGAGTTCCACACTTCGTATAAGTCTCACCCCTCCCATGCCTCTCAACGATGCACAAACAGGGAGGTCTCTTGGGTTAGTAACTCAGTGGAATAGAGTAACGCTCTTCTAAAGCGTGAGTCGTAGGTTCGAATCCTACCTAACCCGTTGCTTAGATAAATAAATCTAAGCACTAATACAACATATGGCTAACTGTACTAAATGTTATTGTCTTTTAACTGAGGAAACTGGATTTCAAAGAAAATTTAGAAAATCAGGATATCAATCTATGTGTCGTTCTTGTTTTAATGAGTACACCACAGAAAGATGGAGACAAAGAAAAATAGAAGCAGTAGAGTATATGGGTGGTAAATGTAAAGAGTGTGGATACGATAAGTATTTTGGTGCTCTTGAATTTCACCATTTAGACCCCTCATCTAAAGAAGCAAACTGGAATAAAATTCGTTTGTGGGAATGGTCTAAAATAAAGAATGAACTTGACAAATGTGTTCTTCTTTGTGCTAATTGTCATAGAGAAGCGCACCAAGTCCATATATAAAAGTGATAGAGAAGAGCACTATTACAATGATTATCAGGGGAATTAGCTCAGTTGGTAGAGCATCGCCTTTGCAAGGCGGGTGTCAGGAGTTCGAGTCTCCTATTCTCCACTTGACTTTTTAACAAAAAAGTCTTATAAATAAAACACTTAGGTCGAAAACAATGTCTTATCCAATGCCCACCAAACAGATTAGTAACCTTGATTGCCGCTATTGGCATATTGAGGGTGCTCCCCTGTTTGCGGATATGGATAGACATATGTAAGATGTTTAATTCATAAAAGCAAATAAGAAGGGGAGAGAAACCAAAAGTTTCCTCCCCTTTTTTGTTGCTTGTGACAGTTTCCTAAGTGCCCACCAACCTCCCCTCAGAGTTCAAATGGTGGTATTCTATACAAGTGGTTGAGAGACCGCACCGAACATAGAAAACTGAATATTTACCACATTATATGGGTCTGTAACTCAACGGTAGAGTAACGGGCTTTTAACCTGGAAGTTGAGAGTTCGAATCTCTCCAGACCCATCGTGGGAGGATTTCCGAGTGGCTAAAGGAATCTGACTGTAAATCAGACGGCTCTGCCTTCGCAGGTTCGAATCCTACCCTCAGAACCTGTCGGATTGGTGTAATTGGTAGCACGACGGTCTCCAAAACCGTTAGTGGGGGTTCAAGTCCCTCATCCTTCGCCTATACTCTGGTAACTCAGTGGAAGAGTGCTTCGCTACGAACGAAGAAGACGGGGGTTCAAATCCCTCTCAGAGTGCTTGACAAATTCTTAGGAGTTTGTTACTATATAAAGTGATAGAGGGTAAGTCACTGTTATATCCTTATGAGGTATATCACACTTACTCCATCAAGTCGTTGTGGCGGAATTGGTAGACGCGCTGGGTTTAGGTTCCAGTGAATTTATTCGTGAAGGTTCAAGTCCTTTCAACGACACTTGACAATTAAACTTAAATAGTTTATAATTGTCTTATATGCGGGGTTAGTTCAGCGGTTTAGTATTATAAATAGTTTTACTACATCCTTAAATTAATGCCGCATAAAGATCCCACTGAAAGAAAACTTTACCAGTCTGAATATAAAAAAGGATACCAAAAGCGTCCCGAAGTTATTGAGAAACGTAAAGTATTACGAGAGCATCGTGTAGAAAGAAACAAAAATTTTGTTCTTGAACATATGACTCCTTGTATAGAATGTGGTGAATCTGATCCAGTTGTGATAGATTTTCATCATCTGGATTCTTCAGAAAAAGAAGATGGTATTTCCAGATTAATCTGGAATAATTCTTCTTTAGAGAAGATTAAAAAGGAGATAGATAAATGTGTTTGTCTATGTTCTAATTGTCATCGTAGAGTTCACGCTGGAACTTTACAACTGCGGATGTAACTCAACGGTAGAGTCACAGCCTTCCAAGCTGTTGGTTGCGCGTTCGAATCGCGTCATCCGCTCTTGGTAGTCCCTAGCGATTAACTGGGTAGACGCCAAAGGAAGTTATCCTTAACTTCCTTAAACATTCCTCTATAGCTCAATTGGCAGAGCACGAAGCTGTTAACTTTGGGGTTCCTGGTTCGAGTCCAGGTGGGGGAGTATGGGAGATTAGCACAGAGGTAGCGCGGATCCCTTACAAGGATTAGGTCACTGGTTCGATCCCAGTATCTCCCATTATAAATAAAACTGAATAAATCAAAATGAATATATTATGGATACGATAAGAGTAAGGTGTAAGAATTGTAATAGAGAATTAGAGGGGCACGCTACAAAGACAGTAACTTGTGGTTGCCCTAATATGACAACAATAAGAGGGGAAAAGATATCAGGTATTGACTTATCTAAGGTTGTTATGTTAAACTTATACAAAGAGGAAAGAAAAAAGAATTTCTTAACTCATGAAGACATTGCTTGGCAACAGGCAAGAAGGGATCGAAAAGTTCGTAAATTAGACTTTGAAATCCGATAAAGGTTCTACTTTCCATGGAAATTATAGGGTGAGTTGGCAGAGCGGTTTATTGCGTTAGTCTTGAAAACTAATGTGTCTTCACGGGCACCCTCGGTTCGAATCCGAGACTCACCGTTTAGTAACAACAAAGACATTAAAATGTTAAGAGATGCTTTAATGTCTACATATGAATATATGGGATTGTAAAATGGCAGGGTTTTATCTTCTAATGCTGACATTTGTTGCATTAGTTGCTTTTGCGGGTTATGATGAGACCATGAAACTTTTTGTTTACCTTGACTTACAAATCCGATATGCATTTGTAAAGGTGCAAATGAAGTGGATGGGTTGGAAACTTAAGAGGCAACTTATTAAGGATACGACCGATTTTGAGAAGTTCCTTAAGGAGTACAAAGATGCAGAATAGAGAGCTGTCCGACCTATCTCTTGATAGGAAGGAATGCCCCAAGTGTGGTGCTACTTGGTTGAATGGTGAGCACTATTGGTCAGGAACTGGCAAAAAAGGAAACGAATTAGATCTTGCTGGTCTGGTCTGTAATAAGCTTGGTGATGACCGTTGTATCAATCCTTGCAGAGGGAAAGATGGTGGAGTAACATGGGCAAAGCGTTTAACCGAACTGGAAGAGGATTTCCCTGAATGATTGAACCTCATGATGAGTTTGTAAGTCGTAGTGAAGTACAGGAGATGATTGATGATGCCATACGAAGACATAATCGTAATGCTGCGATTATTTCAATGTGTGTTGGTT